GAATCTGCACCACAACGCCGAAGCCGAAGGACCTGATCCTCGAGTTGATCAACCGCGAGGGTGATGACGTTGTACTTACAACAGCGTCAACCTATGACAACATCAACAACCTGTCGGAGAACTTCCGCCGGCAGATCCTGGCCTACGAAGGCACGAAGCTTGGCAGGCAGGAGATCTACGCGGAGATCATCGATCCCGAGGAGGGCGGCATCGTCAAGCGGGATTGGTTCCGCCTGTGGCCGGATGGCAAGCCGTTCCCGAAGTTCGAGTACATCATCCAGTCATACGACTGCGCAGCCACCGAGAAAACACAGAACGACCCGACCGCCTGCACCGTCTGGGGAGTCTTCAAGCCGCTGGATGGCCCGATGTCGGTCATGCTGATCGACGCATGGCAGGACCGCCTCCAGTACCCTGACCTTCGCCCGAAGGTGGTCGAGGAGTACAGCGTGATCTTCGGTGAGGGCAAGGAAAAGAAGCGGGTGGACTTGATCCTGATCGAGGACAAGTCGGCCGGTCAGGCGCTCATCCAGGATCTGCAAAGGGCTCATCTGCCGGTCATGGCCTACAACCCTGGCCGGGCGGACAAGATCCAGCGGCTGAACATCGTCAGCAACATCATCGCCCGCGGCCGTGTCTGGATACCCGAGAGCAGCCAGCGCAAGGGGTTCGTCCGCGACTGGGCTGAAGGGTTTGTCAGCCAGATCTGTAGCTTCCCGGAGACGACGCACGACGACTTCGTTGACACCTGCTCCCAGGCTTTGCGGTATCTGCGTGACGCCAGCTGGCTCGAGATCGATCCGCCGCCGGACGACGACTGGGATGAAGACGATTACGTAGACAGTGGCCGGGTAAGGCGATCGAACCCGTATGCTCAATAGACTTGACAGGCCTGGGCCGATATGATGCCGGGATATTAACCGGGGGGATCGATGGAACCCGTCCGTGAAGACGAGATGAAAGCCTACGAGCCGACGATGCGAGAGCGAATCGCGTCGGGCTTGCAGTCAGCGTTTGAGAGCCTGGGAGCCAACCGTTACAAGGCCCGGCAGCGAGCGCAGACGATCACTGGTGGTCAGAGCAGCAACCTCCCGCTCGGCATGGGCGTGGCGGATGTTGTCTCCGCGGTCAGCCTGCCGGCCACGATGGCCATGGCCCCGATCTACGCCGAAGAGGGTATCCGTGACATCAAGTCGGCCGGGCAAGCCGCCGGACGAGGCGACTACGTCGGCGCGGGTGTTGAGGGCCTATTCGGTGCGCTGAACCTCCTGCCGGCCGTCAGTGGCGTGACAGGATTGGCTAGAAGGGCGATCGGCCAACCAATCAAACCACCGGAAATACCGGACACTCCCAGAATTACAGAGAGCCCATATGAAACAGCCCAAGAAGGACCGTTCTACCGAGTCAAGCCGCGATTTGCTCAAGAGGCTGGACCAAAAGCTCGCGGAATACGAGAAGAAGTACCAGCCGAGCCTGTCGGAGGACCAGCTGGCGGCGATGTTCCGCAACCAGCTCAGGTCGATGCCAAGGCGCTGATTGCCGACCCGACGAACTTCGTCAGGCGGGCGGCAGACGATTACAGCCAGCGGGCGCTAGGCAGGCCATACGAGCTGCCGAAGATGCCGAAGGCAGCGCTCGCCAAGCAGAGCGGTATCGGCCGCACCTTCCAGCTGGCAGCGTCGGATGACCCGACGTACAAGCGATCGGTCTTCGAGGCGTATGGGCGGCAGTTCCCGGACATCGTCGAGGCCACAGGCGCTCAGAACTACGATCAGCTGATGGAGGCGGCGTACCGGCAGCTGGCCAAAGAGACCAAGGACCAGTTCGATACGCTGCCGATCAACATGTCGTTTTATCGGGGCGGTGAGGGCGCATACGAGAACAGCCCGCAGATGCTGCGAGACGTGTACGGCAACCGGCATATGTACGTCTACCAGGGAGGCCAGCCGCACGACTTCCTGAACGCCATGGACCCGAACACCGGGCTGACCGCGAATGAGATGTTCCGGGCAGTGCATGACTTCTACGGGCACGCGGTGCATGGCAACCCGTTTGGCCCAAAGGGCGAAGAGATCGCCTACGGGGCGCACTCGCAGATGTTCTCGCCGCTCGCCAGGATGGCGATGGCTAGTGAGACACGGGGCCAGAATTCGTTCGTGAACTTCACCCCGCTGAACGCCGAATTGATGCAGCGCATCAACAGGATGAACGGCGTTCGATACGAAGCGAAGCGGGCGCGGGATCAGAAGACGGTTGCGGAGATGGACGCCCTGCTACGTGAAGCCTGGGGCGGCTTTCAGTTTGCGCCGCAGAAGAGTCTGCTGCTGCCGCCGGAGTACCTCGATCCACAGTTTACGGGCGGCGTGCCAAGCTACATCCAGCCGTTGATCAAGCCGGAGCCCGGCACGACGACCGCCGAAAGGCTGACGCACTTCAGCCAGTCGCCGGAGCTCGAGGCGCTCGATCCAAGGCGTTACGGCACAGGGATTGCCGGCGAGGAAATGGGTCGGCTGAAGTACACGCAGAACCCGGTGATGGAACGGTCCTACTTCTACACCGGCGAGAACCCGCGGCCAGAGCCCGGCCTGGGGCCGTACCGGTACGGTGCTGAGAGCCAGGGGCTGTATAACCTCGAGGACGATCCGGTGCGGCTGCGGACGCTGGCAGCTGAAGCGAACCGCACGCCTTACACGTCACCGTACAACCAAGGGATCACCGATCCCGGTCAAGCGGTTACGGATGTCGAGCGTATGGCCAAAGAATACGGATACGAAGGTGTTGTGAACCCGCAGCAGCGGACGGCGGTGATGTTTAACCCGACGCCGGTACAGCGGTATCAGCGCGGCGGAGCCGTGAAACAGAAGGTCAAAGGGGCGTTGAGACAAGCCATCGACATTCTGTCGCCAGCAGAGCGCCAAGCAAACAAGGCGAAGTTCCTGGAAGAAAGCAAAGTGCAAGAGCGGTTGTATCACGCGACCCCGAGAGACTTCTCAGAGTTCATGCCGGGCGGAGAAAACCCGGCTCTCAGTGGGCCGGCAATCTGGATGTCACCGAGCGCGACAAACCAGCCGGCGGCTCACAACATCAGAACCATCCCTGGTAAGCCTGGGCATGTCTATCGCGACCCGAACATGTACACGCCGGGCACGAACGTCATGCCGTTATATTCTTCGATCAAGAATCCATTGGTTGCAACTGAGACGACATGGAAACAAGACTTCAAACCGTTTGGTGGCGGAAGCCCATGGACTATGACGGCGGAAGAAGTGCAGCGGATGAAAGAAGCCGGCCATGATGGAATTCTGTATTACAACAAGAACGGTGCGCTCGAAGAAGTGATTGCGTTTGAGCCGCAACAAGTCAAGTCAGCGATCGGCAACCGAGGAACTTACGACCCGGCCGAACGAGACATCACGAAAGCCCGCGGTGGTTTAGCGGCAATTAAACGGAGAAAATAATGTCACTCGACCGCCTGAAGCGCCTGCTCGGCGAAGAGACCAGCACCATCAAGCCATTCCCGACGACGGTAAAGATGGCCCGTGGCGGAGCGGCAAAGCAGGAAGTCAAAGAGTCACTGTTGCAAGCGATCAATTCGATCCGCGATAAGTTTGCAAAGAAGGCAGAAAAAACTAAGGGTGAGCCAATTGCAAATGAGCGGACGATCACGTCAGCGGTAACTCGAGCAGCGGCGGATATTCAAAAGGCCAACCCGAAGATGGCGGATGCCGATGTCGCCAAGCGGGCAGAGCGCGAGGCGGCGCAGCGGCTTACCTGGGAGCGTTCCGAGAAACCGGACATCGAGGCGCGTTACGGATTGCTTGAACGCTCGTCGTTCCGAGACCCTCTAGCAAAGCGGCTGCGCAATCTTCCCGATGTGGTCGAGCAGCGGGCCAGGAGGGCCGAAGAGTTCCTCGCCCAGCCAACCGAGCCGTGGCAACCGCCTGCGCCGGAGTTGCAAGCGTTTGACCGGTCGCTGATCAAGGATGCGCTAGAGGGATTTCCTGGCATCGAGCAGACGCGTTTCCCGCGGTACCAGCCGGCACGCGCTGACACCGGATACATCGACGAGATCTACGACGACCCGCGTAATCGCGAGCTGATCAAGAAACAGATACAGCGTGGCCTACCGCTGGGTGGCGAAACCTTCTATGCCAGCCTGTATCCATTGAAGGTCGCGGCCATGGAGCGCGGCATTCCCGCGGAGATTTTCGAGCAGTTTGTGTATCAGACCGCACCGGCTAGCGCCCGCAATAGCATCATGAATGAGATGGCCGTGGGGCAGTTCCTGCGGGACATGAAGGCGCGGGGATTGCCGCTCGATGAAGACACGGTCAAAGCGGAGATGGATCTCTTCAAGACTAAGTATGGAACGGGCCTGCCACTGATGCCGGTGCATCGTGAAGGCGTGCGACAGGTAATTGAAGGCGGCTTGAATATGCGCGACATGTTGAAAGCCGACATTCCGACAAACTATAAGATCCCAACGTATGGTACGCAGAAGGCAGGCGACTTCGGCAAGAGCATGGTGCTGGACGTGCATGAGTCAGCTGGGCAAACGCAAGGCAGTCGCTATCATCCATACTTCACTGAGCAAGGTGGATTTGGGCCGACAGAATATGGTGCGGCCGAGAGCAAGATGCTCGACATCGCCAACGAGCTGGGTATTCCAGGCGGCATGGCGCAAGCCGG